ACGGTTTCGGTAGCGCCGATCAGTTGATTCTGCCCATTATATTCATTGATCACGTACCAAACGGAGGCATTTCTAGCTGCGTTCGTGATCGTCAGGTAGTGATTGGTGCCATTGGGCGTATGCACTGGCCCCCATGTGTAGGACGGAGGAGTGATGCCGGAAGCGATCACATAGGAAGACGTCACTGTCGCTGTATTGCTTGCCGCATCGGTCGCCTTCACGGTAATCGTGTGACCACCGACACCGACCTGGCCAGCATTGCCGCCAGAGTAATTCACAGTAGCCGCTGGAGTGATCGTAATAGGCTGCCACGCGCCGCCGTCGATCTGATACTGTACCGAGGTAATGTTGCCAGCGATCGATGATGCAGTGCCGCTGATCGCCTCCGCCGTCGCGTTATTGACGATCATGCTGCCGTTCAAAGGGGTAGCAATCGACACCACCGCATGGCCTGCACTGCGCCCGAAGAATGCTGCGCTGAGATTTGCCGGAACTGTCATGGCTTACCTTTACGAGACATTGTTGACCGCGGATAGCACGATGGTGCCATCGACATCAACATAATAAGCCAGCGTATCACGCCCATTCGCGCCAGCAGTCAATTGCGCACGGGTGCCGTTAGCGCCCTTGTAGCCGTTGGCAAGCGTGACCGTATAGCCACCTGTGCCATTCTGGAAAAAAGTGATCAAGCCGGATTGCCCCGGTGTGACGTTCGAAGGAATGCCCAGTGTGAAATTGCCGCTGATACCCTGCGCACCACCAGGTGCACCAACTGCGAAGTTGTTACCCTGCGCGAAGTTTAGTGTCAGCGTTGTGCTTGCCGCTGGCGCATTGACCGACACGAATTTTCCTTGCTGCGCGGCCGTCCATTGCTGAACCGCAGCAAGTTGTGCATAGCCAGTGAGCGACGTCAGTATATTGGTCAAATTAATATTGAGAAATGGCGCACCTGGGTAGGTGGCAATATTGCTCGACACGACGCCAGTCTGTCCGTTTGCTACGGTCACCACCCACAAGCCGACATATCCCGCATCTGGCGCGGGCGTGGTCTGATTGCCCGTGGTTGCGGCAGCACCTGCCTTTGCAACCAGAATACACTGCCCCTGACGCTGCGTTGGCTGCGGCTGACCGCTATTGTTCTGGCCGGTCAATGGCTGATTGGGATTGGCCGAGTTGAAATAAGGCAGGACAACAGTATTGGTGTCGTTGTCCTGATAAATCGCTTCAATCAGATAATTGATGCTGTAACCACTGGTCGTCGGTGCCGGGCAATTCAAGGTCGTGACCTGCATCGAGATGCCTTGCTTCAGAATCTGATCGGAAGTATCGGCTGGTAGGATGCCATATGGTGTCGCATCGACATTCTGCATGCTGTAAATTTCACCTGGCGCGATATTGACGGCCAACGACGCTGGGCTGGTCGGCGAGCACGCCAAGCCATTGACAGAAGTGGTGGTACCAAGCACAGCCCCGGCCAGCTTAGACAAGCCCACCATTGTTGCACGTTGCGCAAACAGGAAATCAGTGCTGCGTCCTTGCTCCTGCGAATAAACGATGGAACGATCCATGTAACCTCGAAAATAAAAAAGGCCGCAATATGCGGCCTGTTGTTGAGTTAATTTTGATTATGGCGAAACCGGTGCGTCGGCAATGCGGAGCCAGACGACCGTACCGACCGCACGCGTTGCCTCTACCGCCGCGATAATCGCCGCATCGGTAAGCGAGCTCGGCGGGTTGTCCGACCAATAAGCATTCGTGTCAAAACCGAAGCGATAAGTGTTCAACTCTCCGAGCGAAATGAGGTTGCCGATTGGACGATAGGCAGTGACGAATGACTGATAAGGCAAATGATCTCCCCATCCTCCACCGGCTGCCACGCCTGTATCCCAATAAAGGCGTCCGTCCCAACCACCAGAATCGGCGGTATTGCTGGGCTCGAATATCGTCGGCATGGTGCCAGTGAGGAGTGTCAATACTGTGCTCATATCGGCACGAGTCGGTCCTCGCACAAACAGGTTGGCAAGGATGCGCGAGCGAAATGCATTGTCAGCCTCTAAGGTCAAACGCGGTAGCGTGGTGCCAAAAAAGTCATACGAAATCAGATCGAGAAAACCATCGCTCGCAGTCTTGATGCGCGTCTGCAAAGCAGCATAGGTGATCTGCGCATAAGCACTCGACAATGCCCATGACGCACCTTGCAACGTCGCATCAAAATTAGGCGACGTCTGAAACCACGAGCGTGGAATCAGCGCCTTGATGCGATTGAACATATCGGCTTGGCTGCCAATAGATGGAGCCACCGGCAGCGGCGTAACTTCATCCCAGAAGTCGAAACCGCTGTCATAGCGTGAGATTTTGTCGTCCCAGTTGGTTGGCATGTACTGCCCCTTATAACTGCTCTATCGGTATAGCAAGAGCACCATGCATGCTATTAACTTTATACATCGACATTTATTTGATCCTCTCGATGGAGGCGATTGCGTTGCCGCCATTGCCTGACGATAGAGATGTTCCACCTGCAGCACCACCTGAACCGCCACCGAAGATGACTGAGGAGCTACTAGCAGAAAAAGAACCGCTATATGTAGAAACACCACCACCAAAATACACTAGGCCTGTATTGCTTACATTAGATGCAGCAGCCACCCCTCCTTGACCGGCACCAAATGCTCCTGAAGTTGTAATGGAAATAGTTGTTCCTGCGCTACCGACTGCACCAGTCAATGCACGCCAAGGATCAAATAGGGAATCAAATCCGCTACTTCGTATAACACCATCGACACTTTCCCCATTTGCGAAACCAAGCATATTGACACCCCCGACATTAGAGCCATTAACGATGCCTCCTTGACCGGCACCGCCCCCAGCAGTAGCACCCGCTACGGCAATCGTCACCGAAGCACCAGGGTACCCATACATGGATCCGCCGCCGCCAGATGCACAATTATTAGCACTACCAGAGGTAAGCGCAGAACCACCAGCACCACCTGGGCCATAGGGGCTTCCCGAAGCTCCTCCACCTCCAGCCGGGTATCCAGTGCCTGCAGTATTGTTCGTGGTAGCGTTACCACCAGTCCCACCAGTTTGATTGTTCGTACCACCTGAAGCACTACCTCCAGCCCCACCTACAGAATTGCCAGTATTGCTCCCCGTACCAGCACCGCCACCCAAGGCTGTGAGAGTGATATTTCCCCAGGAGATTGTCGACGTACCACCGGCATTTCCGATGCTGCTGTACACAGACGCAGTCGGATAGTTGGCGTTGGTAAAGCATGACACGGCTGCCCCCCGGTTCCTAGTGTGATGTTTATTGTTGTTCCAGCCATGATATAGGCATCATCCTCTACAAAGCCACCCCCGCCCCCTCCACTAGCAGTCCCATTCTTTGCACAACCACCGGAACCACCTGCACCAACCAAGCTTACTCGATACGTCCCAGAAACGGGGATGGTGACAGTTTGTGAAGTCGTACAAAAACGAGCCGGTTGAAGCAGACCGCCACCGAAATATTGCGAAAGATCATTGGCGAACCCGACATGGTTGTACAAGGCAAGTCCAGTCAGCATCGCCCAACGCTTAAAGTTTTTGTACACTATAGAATTCTCCATCCCGTTGTTGAGGTGTAGTAAATCAAGCAGAAGGAGGCATCGGGTGTCGATACTGTCATGCTCGAAGGCGCCCCCATGATGTTTAATCCATTCCCGGCGATCGTCAGCATATTGGCGCCGAAGCTGCCTGCCGCATCGGTGACGCACACTTGTGAAAATTGGGCTGGGGATGCAGGCAATGTAACCGTGAAACTACCTGCACTGGTATCGGCCAATACGTTGTCACCAATGCCTGCCGTATAGCTGGCGGTTTTCACCAGAAAATTTGACGGATAACCTCCGCCTAAACCATTCGTCGCCGAAGTCACCCGCCCATCAACACCCACCGTGATATTCGCGCTCGAATACGAACCGGCCGTAACACCGCTGTTACTCAACGACGTCGAACAGCCTCCTGCTGTGCTGACGATTGCACCCGTCAGTGCAGGCAATTGCGAACACGTCGCAGAACCTGACAAATTGGAAAACGATGGTTGTGCCGACTGCGGTTGTCCTGAGCCAGCAATGCCTGTCAAAAATTGATTGGGCAATGCGGCGTATGACTCCACTCCACCCAACGTAGATGATGTCGGATTGGGCAATACGCTTGATGTGATCAAACCGGAACCGCTTGTCTCAAGGAGCGTATTATTACACGAGGTACCGAATGGCAACCCGGCATTGAGCTGTGTACCAATGGCATTACTCCAAAGCGGCACATAACCATTCGTAGTTGTCGCTGGCCCCGTAACAGTGCCACCGCACGTATCCGACAAAACGCTTCCTGTCATTCCTAGACATGACCCTATTGATACGGTTGCCGCCTGCCCTGGTATTATTGAGCCACCGAACAGCTGCGATGCATTCGGTGCAACTCCGCTATACAAGACCTGGGAAGCCGTATTCGCCATACCACGCCAAGTCGTATTTGCAGCATCGTATGTCATCCAGAAATCGCGTCCGGGTGGAATGACAAACGTGGCAGCGCCGTTGATTGTCGTACCAGTTCCAGCCGTCAGTGTGACCGAGGCCGAGACATCCACATTGGCGATGTTGAGTTGCGTACCGTTCGACAATCCCGTTGCTGTTGATGAAGGTAAGATATCTGCCATTGCAGCACCCGCATTCTGGCGACGCGTCTTCTTGAAGAAGTCTGCTGTTGCATACGTCTTGCTGGTCTGATTGATTGTTTGCACGGGCAGCAGCGATTCCAGCATCCCGGTACCGGGGTTATTCACGGAAGCCCCCAAAGGCAGACTGGCTGGTGGTGTTGACCAAGTATGCGTCGTCGCATTCATGTATGCAGTGACGAGCCATTGATTACCATCCCACTCTTCCAACGTATACGGTGTACCGGATGTGTTCAACCATAGCTGGCCCAGTAGCGGCGCAACCGGTGGCAAGCCACCATTGTTTTGCCCAATCAGGTTATTGATGTCCCCATATGCCGCCGCAAAGTTGGAGCGGATGGGTGCAGATGATATCAATGAGTTGGGCGCAGGAATGGACGTGTTGATCGTCGATCCCGCTGCGAAAACGGCGCTTGATAACGCCATCATGAAAATCAAAATTATTTTGCGCATGAACTCCTCTTATGGATTGACGGTGACGGTACCGCAGACGATGTACTGCTGCGCCGTCACCACAAGATCACTGGTGCCGCCGTTCAACTGCATGCCGCTGACTTCCACTACGCCCGGTACGCTGTAAGCAATCGCGTACAACTGTGACCAGTACAACGACTGCCCCAACGGTAACGACGCAATGAATTGCTGGACTGCTGTCGTGATGGCCGCGGCGACTTGTGCATTGGTATAACCGGATGCGGCAGTCGCAATCATCGCGATATTCGCTGTGACGAACGTCGCAGCAAACACGCCAAAACCCACACCTAGCGGACGAACTGCATCGACCGCCGCATACACCGCGGCAATTTCCGCAGACGTGCATGGATTGATTACGACGTAAAAGTATCCGGGCTGTGGCGCCCCGCTATACGACATGTTTTCGACCAGATCGTATTGAATCCCTTGCTGCAGATTTGCGATTGCCGATCCGACTGCTGACTTAATACCTTGCCGTAGCCCTTGTATGTAAAGCAGGAAACGCGCGCGCAACGCCATGTCGCTTTCCTGATCGACGCCGTTGACGAATGCATTTGGGTTGGTCACAGTATCGACACCGATGATCGCCGACGAGATCACGTTGATAGTATTGGCCAGTACGTTCGCTTGCGTTCCCGCGTTGATTGCCTGCACCGTCACATTGCCGCTTGTAACAGTAGGTGGAATCACGTAAGCGCCCAAGCTGGTGCTGAACAGTGCCTGCGTGCTATCAGCAACGACGAGAAACGATTGTGTGCCATCTGACGTACCCACCATCGCCCCGACAGGGATCGTCGCCGCGTTGGTAGGTGTGAAGCGCGAGAAAGCTACCGTGCCGCTTGCTTGTACTGCAGCCTCACGCGTCAAACCGAAATCGCCGACAAAACTATCAACATCACTGCCGCTCGACGTGGACAAGCGTGTGGTGTTCAACAATTGCATCACCAGCGATTGCAGCCACATCGATACGCCTGCAACTGCCTGCACACGCGCCAGTTCCAGTGAACCGACTACAAAGGTCAACACGGTCGAACAGGCAGCCTGAATCGCTGCCACCTGCTGCCGCACCAGTGTCGTAAAAGATAATGTATTGATTGCCATCGTTTAAGTTGTAGTTGAGATTGGTGGAGCAACGATGGTGACTGGCTGTCTGGTCGGCGCATACACATAGATGATCTGCGTCGATAGCAAACCCGTCGCATCGGATTGAAACGTCACCTGCGGTGCAGGTTGCCGTTGCACATCCGGTTGCTTGGTAACGATAGATGTAATCAATGCTTTGAGCTCGGCAAACTTAGGCCTCGATAACGCCTGCCCGACATAACGTCCGAGTCCAGCTCCATAGTCAGGCTCCCAGACATAGTCACCCGGTGCCGTCATCAACTCACGCACAATGCGCTGGTTGATTTCCAGGATGCCGGATGCAGACGCGTCATCACCATTGGCCGCGAACTGAATGTCGAGGCCATACCAATGAAATTCTCCTGCCATGAATTTATCCTTGTGGGGTGCTTGTCGTACTGCCGCCTGATTGCACGCCGCCATGAACGTGATTATCCAGACTGATACCATTGCCCAGCACATCGCCGCTGGCAGTGATCTTGCCATTGACTTGCACGTTGCCGTTTTGCGTCAGGGTCGGCGTCGTTAGCGTGATGCCATTTGGTGCATTCATCGTGATCGTGCCATCGTTGTTCAAGCGAATGAACGATCCCTGGCTATCAACCAACGCCGCTTGTCCTGATCGCACCAATGGTGGCAAGGCCGAGACGTTATAGAAGCGACCACCGACGACACTCGCCTGTACATTGCCGTCGATGAAGTCAAGTTTCACCGAATCGCCAATGTTCGGCCCGAACACCGCGCCGAAATTATTACCGACCCAGATCGTCGCCAGCGGAATGAAACCGGTCTCGATGCCTTCCGGTTGCAGCATCACCTTCACCGTGTAATTGTTCGGGTTATACGCGGTGATGTTGCCGTACTTCGTCAACGTGAGGTTGGATAAGAACTCCGACACCACGCGCTTGATTTGGTCGATCATGAAAGTTTTACCGTTTTTTCAGATGGCTCCGTACGACAACTCATCGTCATGGTGAAGCCGCGTGTATCGAAGCTGCGCGTGATCTTCGATATCTGATAGGTCGTATCGAAAATCGTGTTCGTGCCGCTGACCGTTACCGGTGTCCACGGATACAGCACAGTGTCACCAGGCGCAGTCGCATCCATCTTCAATTCGTGCGTGCTGATTTCATTCAATATCTGTTGCGCCTTTTCTTCACAAGCCTTATCAGTCAGATCAGGAAACGTGAAGTCATACACAGTGGGTGCCTGCGTTGGCTTTGCACTTTGCTCCACGATCTGATTGGTCTTCGGCGACGATTTGGTAACGGTACTGACCTTGTTTTGCGCACCGTGATAGCTACGCACACGCACTTTCACCTCGCCCGCAAGCCGCATATCGTGCGAAAAACTCAATTTCTCGACATTGGCTATCGGATATGGCCTATCCTGGGTAGGAGGTTGAAACAAGATCGCATAGGGCTGATTGCTGATCGCCTTGCCCAAGGTCGCGTTTTTAAAATCGCCGAAATATAAGGTACGTCCAAGCACGAAACACTGTTTTCCCTCATGCTGCGCAAGATAGGTCATCAACGTCCACATGGTCGTCTGCTTTTGCAGTTGCACCTTATCTTCGTCGTAGTACACCCCTACCTTGGTCGTTGTTGCAGCGATTTGCTTCTGCACCTCGGGAAATTGATCTGCCAGACTGGTAATCACCTGGCTTGCCGTCAAATTCTTGAAATTCCCATCGGTCTTTCTGTCGGTGAAAAGCGAGGTCAGATCGCGTCCCGTCAGTGTCAGCGTGGCGGTTGCCGGATCAAGTTTCAGGTTATCGATGCGCGCCGACATCAGTAGTGTCAGATCCGCATTTGTATAGTGCTGAGGATCGCGTGGAAAACCGGCATAAACATCGATGATCACCTCGGTCTGCTGCATCCACTTTGGCCAGTCTGCATAAGGTGCGGGTACGGTGATAGTGATCGTACCGGCTTCGTAAATGCCACTATGCTCGATGGACCAACTCGTCCAGTCTATCGGCTGTGCACCATTCAACAATATACTACGTGGCGTACGTGCCTGACCATTGTTTGGATTGCTGTTGATCATTGTGCTATTGGTCATTGAGGAATCGTCACCGTGTTAAAGCCCGTTGTCATCGGATCGCTGATATCGCTTGCCTGCGCGATGTCCGACCAACGTGTTGCATCGCCATAGATTTGCGCGGCCAATTGATACAGATTGCCGCCACCGGTAACGATTTGGTTGTCACCAGCAGGATCAGCCACAAGCGCCAGATTTGCCTGCAAGCGCGTAGTCACTGCCCCCAATTCGTACAACTGCGGCAATTGTGCCGCTGCATTACACTGCGCCACCAATGCATTGACTTGCCCCGCCATCGGCAAGTTCGGATTGATGTAGCCCAGCGTTGGCAAGGCTTGCACCATTTGCTCCGCACTGCCGATAGCGGCTTGCACCGAGTCTGCCAGCGCCGCCAAAGGTGCGGCGGCATTTTGTATCGCATTGGTTGCTGCCGCGGAAAGCGTCGATACCTGCCCGACTTCCGGTCCAAGTTGCGGAGCGCCCAATACCACCAGTCCATCGGCAATTGGCTGCGCCGCATCAGTCACTGAAGACATGGAATCGACCGCGACTGATGCATTCTGTGCGACGTTCGCCGTAGCAGCATTTGCCCCTGGCATGCTGGATAAGTTACTGGCGTTTTGCGTAACAATCGCGCAATCCTGAGAGATAGCGTCAGATGGCGAGGACTGTGGTGCCGCGCTCGCAGTACTAAGCTCATCACGAACAACCTGACAAGTGATAGAGTACTGAACCCAGAATGGTCTTTTGAAATCGGCTTTGAATTCTGAAACGACGACTGCGTATCGGAACTGGTCCCAACTCAGCGTATGCATCAGACCGACACGACGCACCTCATCCAATTGCCGTGCGGCGCCAACGGCGTCGCCACCAAAGAAAACACCACTCCAGGTCAAGGCCGCATCATCAGCACCCATCGCATCGATGATGCGCACACCGCCGATCAGTTTATGCACATTCAATGATTGTGCGCCACCAAAATTGATTTGCTCGGGTACTGCGGTATCTTTGAAAGCGATGGTTGCAGTCGGGCCGGTCAGACTCAACGTAACCGTCCTGGAACTATTGTCCGTGTCATTCGCGCTCATGGTTAACCCAATCCTACGGGAGTGATATTCGTACCGTGATTACCGGAACTCAGATTCATGCCGGTCGTGCCTTGTGTCAGGCTAGGAACAATATGCGCTGCGATTTCCTTGCCATCGACATAGACATGCGCATTGACAACAGGATTGGAATTCTGCGTCCTCGTGCGTTCCAACATTTCGTTCAATTTCGCCTCTCTCTTTGCCTGGTCTTGATGCAATTTCTCAAGCATCTTCGTAAGACGATCTTTGCCATATATCGCCTGCAACTTCGGGTCATTCACGTCAAAAGGTTGCGCTTCCGTTTTCTTATCGGGATGCATGCACTCCCATGCCATGGTGCCGAGGGTTTCGTCTTTTCCTGCTGCAGCTGACAACTTCTTGCTGAGCTGGTCGTTGAGAACGGTGCCCACGATATATCCAACAGCCCCGGCACCCAAGGCGCCAGCAGCCATGGTTCCCGCCGCGATCGTGCCGCCTGCCGCTACGGTACCTCCGGCAGCGATGGCACCAGTCTCGGCCGCACCGGCAGCAGCAGCCTCGGTAGCGGCGACACCAGCTAGTTCACCACCAGCGGCGGCAGTTCCCGTTCCCGCTGCGGCAGTTTCTGCAGCTCCGACTGTTGCTGCTCCGGCTTCCGTCCCGGCAGCCGCTTCGACGCCTTCAGCAGCTTCTGCCACAGCTTTGCCGCCCTTGAGTGTGTCGAGTGCTTTTTTCATCGTTCCCAATCCCGCCTTGACCTTGGCAAAAGCACCAAGCGAAGCAACAGTACCGAGAACCGTCATGGACATCGTCGAATGCTCCTGCGTGAATTTGGCAGCGCCTTCCGAAAACGTAACGCCTAGATCAAGCAGGCTATCGACAAAACTGCTCAAACCAGCTGTTGCATTGGACAAGGCAGCACCGGCATTGACCGAAATCTGATGCAGCTTTTCGTTGGCAGACTTAACCTTGGCGTCGTCTTCCAGAAATTTTTCGTTCTGCTTCTTCTCCGGCAATTCGCTCAACGTCATCAAGGTGCCAGGATTCGCCTTATCCAACATCTTGGCCAAAGGCTTACCAAGCGACTTGTCTGAGCCATAGAGCGTCTTGAATGCTTTATCGAACTCTTTCGGGTCCTCGTGCTTGGCCTTGGCGAGTAACGCAAATTCCTGAAGCAAGTCCACCTGCCCATTCTTGAAGAATTGAGCATGGCCATCTTTATAAAGACCAAGTTTGGTCGCCGCTTCCAGCTTTTCCTTGTCTTTCGCCGATTTACCGTCGAGATGTTCAGCCAATGGCGCTTTTGCCATTTCGTTCAGCATGTCGGCGCCGTCGGCATCGAGCAATTTCTTGCTCTTCAATGTTGCGATCAACAATACCGTGTCATTGATGTTCTTACCGCTGGCTTTCAATGCACCGGAGGCACCCGACATACCTTCAGTCAAGGCATCCAGCTTTACGCCTGTCGTGTGTATCGCCATTCCCACCGCATTGAATAGCGGTATCACCTCCTTGCCCTTGATTCCGGCGTTTTCAGCAATCTCAACGAAACCTTCCGTGGATTCCTTCAGACCAATACCGTTCTGTCTGGCGATATTGGCCGAATACGGCATGACGGCCTCGAACATTTCGTCCTGCTCCGCCTTTGAGCCATTTGTACTGGCTACAGCTTCTCGCGCTTCGGCAACCTGTTTGAACTCGCCGTTCGTTGCATAGCCGACTTTGGCAGCCATGTCAGCTTCCTGCTTTCGCAACAATTCGGAAGTTTTCCCAAGCTGATCTGGCAATGTACCGAACGACCTGGCGATACTGAAGTTGGTGTCCTGAAGATCGAAATTATCCTTGACGCCATCAACCGTCCAATCCTTCGCCTTATCAACGGCTTTGTCCCTGATCTTGGAAAATGACGATTCCTTTTTATCGTCGTCTTTGTCGTCAGCCTTATCGCTTTCGCCGCCTGACATCCTCGCCTTCGTGGCTTCCTGCATATTCTGAGCCAGCTTGGCAGACGATTCCGCCAACTTATCCATGCGCTTGCTGACCTCAACCAAGCCTTCCGATTTGCCAAGGCTGTGTATCGCTTTCACCGAGTTGTTCAGTGAATCAGCCAGTGTCGTTCCTTTTTTCGAAAGCTCACTTAAGTTCGGTGCGAGTTTGGCGAACAGCTTTTGCGCATCGCCAAGCGCCTTCGTCACATTACCCAACTCGGAGGATAATTTGTCCGTCAATTCAAGGATTACGCTGACCTTGTATGCATCACTCATTTCTTATCCGTTAATGATAGTTTCACCGCCTGACCGATAGCCTGTCCGATATCCGGCAGAGCCTGATTCAGCGCAGATACGAGGAGTGTTTGCGGCGCATCGCCAGGAGCGCCCATTTCAAGACGAGCGACATGATCACTATGAGTTCCAACCTCGAACGAATGCGCGTCGAAGCGATAATGCAGTTGATCAGATGAATACCCGGCATGTGCATCGGCATCATGCCGGGCATGCAATCGATCCTGCGCAAAACTCATGACCTCTTGGGCACCGCTCTGCATGGCGGATTGAAGTGCTGGTTGTAATTGCTTGACGCTGGATTTTAATTCGCGCGCCAGGTCACCAAACGAAGTCAGATTCTTCATCGTCCATTCACCTCAATCCCCCTCAATCTTTTTCCCACTGCAAGCGTCGCCAATTGAACTTGCCACCATCGAGTTCACCAATTGCCACGCAATAAGCAAACAGTTCAACCGGCGACAGATTGATTGCCACATCCCACGGGACGCCGGACTTTGTCAGACGCAGTACCTGACGCAGTCCGGTGTCCGATGCTATTTTTTTGCTGTGGCGGCCTCGTTCTTGCGGGTGAAATGTTCTTCAATGCCTTTCGACACTGCGCTGATGCCATCCTCATCCAGACGCGAGATCAATCCTTCGATCTGCAATTTGGAAGTCGGCTGCGGCACCGGAACACCATCAATGGATGCGACCCACATCAGCGGGATGCACATATTCAGATACACGCGATTCTCGGCAGAGTCGCCAATCGCATCGACCAGTTTGTATTGCGCCAGTACATTCGGACGCTTGATGCCAATGACCTTGCCACCCGTAGCGGTAACGTGAACGACGCCATCGTCGCGTTTGATTTCTTCACTCATACTTCATTCCTTATCAAGGCAAACGGACACGTGTGGATGCGAGGAACGACACCTTCTGCACCACGTTCTTTTCAACTTCATAATCGCCAGCGTCGTCGTAATACAGCACGACGCCCTGATACTGATAGGTGCTGACGGTGCCATCAACTTCACTGATGGTTTGCTGGATGAAGCCGGAAGGCTGGCTGATACCGGCGTAATAATTCGATTCCATCGTTGCAAAATATTTGTCGATCTGATTATCCTTGCGCGACACCTCGAAGCTGCCTTCCCAGCCGTCTTCCATGAAGCTCAGATGGATAGGCAAACCACCCAGCGGTTTGACTGTCAGCTTCTTGGCGATTTTCTTCGACGTGAATTTCGTCAGCGTCGGCAGCGACAAAATCTCACCCGGGCCAGTGTGGATATCGAAGCGCGCGTCATTACCAATGTTTAAGCCTGATTGCGGCATGTATTACTCCTAAAATTGAATTCGTTACGACTGCAGCGAAGAGCAAAATGCGACGTGCTACTTTCAGGCAGCACGTCGCGTAAATGCACTCGCTTAGACGGGGTTCACCGTTACCGACTGCCCGCCTTCGATATTGACGAGGAAGTAGCGCACAATGCTGAGGTAAGTCACCATCACGTTCGCTTGCATGTAGCCAAGTGCCACCTGACTCATCGGATTATTCGCAGCATTGATCTGCACGCTCCAGGCAGGCGCCGTCGGATTGTTGACATTGCCGATCATGTTCTGCGCCTGCATGTTGGCGAAGAAGCCATCCAATGCACCCTTGACGTTACGACGCAAATCAACCGTCTGTACCTTGCCCGGTACATAGCCGAATGCAGACGCAACGGTGAACGCGATGTAGTTCGTCATGCGCGTATAGTTGTCGCCATTGGTGCTGCTATTGGACGAAATGTTTTGTCCCGTGCGGCATGCGAAGATATTGCCTGCAGGCGCACCCAGTGTCAGCACATCGAGACGGGCTTGGGTACATTGTGCGATTTCCGCATCGCTGTATGGCAGGTTCTGCAAGCTGCGCTGCGTCGCGATCACGCCAGCGATAGGCGCATTCAGGATCGATTTCTCCGGGCTGGTCGCAGCCTGCAACGCTGATGTGAACGTCGCAGGCGACAGCAGGCGCTGCACACCGTTGGTCGTATCCTGCCAGTAGCACCAATCGCCAACCAGACAGTTCATGCCATAGCCGTCGATACCTGCCGTGACCAGATTGGTCGCGCTGTTGGTGATGCCAACGCCCGCTGCATTGGCGGTATGGAAGTAGATCCCCTCCTGCAAGCCGAGCGCCAGTTGCAATGTCCACGTAGTCGGCGTTTGGCAATCAACCAGATTGGCTACCTGCACACCCGTCTTGCGCAACGCATACATACCCGTGCGCGGCATGCCATCAGTACCAACCAGCGTCAAATCGTTCACGTTGGTAGCACCATCGGTACCACCCATCAGTGCCGTTCCATTCGACGATGTAGCCGGTGCCGCGGACGAAGGGCCTGTCGACGCTGCAACCAATTGCGATGGGCCACGCACGCCGGACTGGCCGTAATTCACCGCTTGCGCGGCATTGCTCCAGAAGGTAGCGCCGGTTCCCGGGACGTTATCGAATACCTCCGGTGTATAACCGGCACGTTGGATTTGCAGGCGGAATGTATTGTTCGCCGTACCCGCAGTGATACTTGCACTGATGGTATTGCCGACAACACCTGTGTACAAGGCAGTCAAAGTCAGGCCGATGGCTGGTGTTGCAGCCGTATCTTTAAAGACCGCCGTCGCTGCCGTATCAGTGCCGTCGGTTACGCGTACCAGCACGAAATTCTGTACGTTATTTTGCACGCCAACTGCAACTGCGGTCGCCAGATCGTGACCACGGAACGTGATGTTACCGATGGCTTGCTGTGCCTGTGCGTTATTGCCGATGCCCCTGATAGGCGCATTCACCGGCCCCCACGAACCAACACCAACGAGACCCAGGCCATCGGTCGGCACGCCGTTGATATAGTTGACGCCAGGCGGTTGAATGATGACGTACAGATCGGGCGCTTGCAGCGCCGTGGTGTTAAGTTGTCCTGCCTGATAAACGGGCATATTCTGCGTCCTTAAAATAAAAAAGCCACCGCATGGGTGGCTGAACCAAATCGAAAAATGGAATTGCTGTAGTCAGTCGATCAATCAGGCGCCGACGTTAATGCGATTGCAGGAAGCAGCATTTTCACCCGCCAACACGGTCGCAATTTCATTCGCATCTTCGATGCGTGCGCCCTTGGCATAATTGCCGAATGGATGGATCACAATCAGGTGTTGTGTAGGGCTGGTAGTTGCGCCTGCCGTTTCTGTAGCAATCGCAGGTGACGATGTTGATGCAGCCTGTGCTGTGCTGGCTTCGTTCTTTGCCATGTTGTCCTCAAATGTTGATGTTGATGGTGTTGCCCGCCGTAGGCGTGATGCCGACGACGAAATCGCTGACGGTGTTATCGGTCTCCGTTGCTATCGTTACGTATTCGACCTCGTAACATAAATCGCGCCGATAGATGCGCTGCTTGACCAGGAAATCCGTCTCCTGTGTACTGCGATACTTCAAGCGTGCCATGGTTCCATCAGGCAGTGTGATGCGTTTCATGCTTTTGAAGCTGTTATCGATTGCCTGCATGATTGTGTCACGCGCGGCAGGCGTCGGACACCACGCAGTAATCATGAAACTGCGTAACTGCCGCGCAACTTCAGACTGCATCGATACCGGCACCGACATCGCGACTTCGATATCAAATGCACCGTTGATGGTGATGACGGAACCGGAAACAGTCGATCCTGCAATAAGGGCCGACAAAGCTGTAGCAATCGTCGCAGTCGTATCTGTCGCCACCACGCTATGGCTGACCGCGTGATAGTTGACGAATACTGTTGCAGCCTCGCCTGCCTTGATCGCACCGCCCACCGTTACCTGGTTACCATTGACCGCCAAACTCAATTGTGCGGACGGGATTGTTGTTGCAACCTGCATCTGCGGCATAAAGCGTGTAGTGTTGGTTTCCGTATCCTTCATCGGATACACCGTCACCATCGCATTACCTGCCGCCATGATGGCATCGAGCTGCGTCGGCACCGGCCAGCCGGAAGCGGTCGTCACCGTAACGCCAGCAACGCTGGGTTGCGTAGCGCCATTCGGATATACCGCAGCCGTGGCCATGGTTGCCAGTGTGTTATTCACGTCGGATAAATCAGCCATTACGCGTGCTCCTCAGTCGCCAGAATACGCCAACCCATATCGGTCAATTCCGCTGCCGCTATCGCGAAATTGCGACCAAGATCGTCTTGCAAGATATCGGATTCGACGATGGTGATCGGCACGGATGCTGGCAATAGAATTTCGTAACCAGCCTCTTTCACATCCGATGGTAAACCGGAGTCTTTATCCGTCTTACCGCCGATCAGTATCGACGCAGGCCAGCCGGACACAAATGAACCCAATGCCCCGGAAGTGCCGAGCACATCGGTCTCCTGGCTGATTACCACGCCGGAATAGCCTACATAACCGGCGCTATTCTGCATCGGCATACGACTGATGCGTACGGCACGATTGCACTTCACCGCAAGTATCGGCAGCAAAGGCTGCATCGCAGCGATGAAGAAGGTTCCCGCCGCATTCACCAGATAATCACCGACGCGCGTTTGTGTACCGTCGATCAGGCAATACCAGAGTGCATTACCAAACCGCTGCGGCTTTTGCACGCCCATATCCTCGGCATTCAAACTGGCAGGCAGCGTAGTAACAACGTTACCCGCAGCAATCGGCGTCAGCGATGAACTGGCACGATACAGCATGCTGGATATACCGAGCACCTGCGCACTCTTCGCATAGCCAGCGTAAATCTTTTGCTGCAACAAGGTTTCATTCATCACACCACCATGCAACCGGCTTGCGTCGGAAAGTTCGGCCCCGGCGGCACACCGAGAAATTGGCATAAACGCCTGCGCCAGCTATCGAACAAGCGTTCACGGTCGCGCTGTTCATCCTTGTTATGCGTCCACACAGCAGCGCTTTCCGTATCCAGATTGGCACCGGTAGATGGAATCGCATTTTCCAGCGTATTCAGATTCATCAAATAGGTATTGATCACCACATCGGCTTCATCCGTATTGATGTTTTGCAGTTTGTATTCAAGGGCCATGTATTGCTTCATCACCCAAGGCGCTGGAAACACCACTGCGCCGCTGCCATAAACGGGATAACCGCAGAAACGGCGGATATCGACCAGTTGCGCATCGGTGAATGTGTAGGGAATAAAGGCCATCGTCATTCGTCCAATTGCCCACCGCTCTGCACAAGGGAAGCAATCAACTCAGCATCCTCAACCAGATCGAACTCGGTGCCAGCTTCATAGAAGTCGCAAACACGTCCGTCGTTTGTCTTGCCGTGGTTCTTGCGCAGTTTCAATTTGGATCTGGGCGACGCCTCTGCCTTGCCTGTGCTTTGCTTGCTTTGTTTCATAGGAAAATTCCTCTTTCGACGACCAGACGGAAGTGGATCGTATCTATCAGACACGATCCACTTCATCAGTACTAAAGCCTTACAGCGATTCGATCATGATCGCGCGCTTGTATGCGCTATTGTTCGCAGTCGGAATCGTGTTCGGATTCGCCGTGGTATCGCTAGGCACGACGAAGCCGCCGATATAGCTCCAGCTTTGCGTGACGACTTGCTTCAATGCGTCCAGCGGTTCACGTGTGACGTGCGCGATACCATCGACGATGGAAATCGATTCGTCGCGTTCATCGCCAGTCAATGCCTGCGCATACGCATCTTCAGTGAACTGACCTTCGACCAATGCACCTTGACCGCACAGGATCGCGCGGCGCACCGTGCCAACACCCGGCAGGTTCTGCACAGGATTCAGATTGGTTTCCTGCAAACGCACACCGAGCATTTCCGCAATCACGCCTTCACGATATTCCTTGGTCGTCACCTGACCACGGAAGAATTGCTGGAACGCTGGATCACTGTACAAACCCGTCGCCTGGATCGGATCGACATACAGGTTGTACATGCCAGTACCATCCGCAGTCGGAACGCCGTTGGCAGACATGGTCGCCTTTGCGTCCAGGATCATGTTCATCGTCAGCTTGCCGTAGTTCAAATCGTTGGCGCTGGCGATGCCCGCTGTAGTCGGTGCCATCACATTGGTGGTGGAATTGCTCGGACGGATCACGTAAGGAGCAACCGCCGAGACAACCGGGTTGGCAGCAGTACCATCAGCCACACTCACGGAAGTCGAGAACGTCAACACACCGGATACGCCGCCTGGTGCAGTCGATACGTTGGTTGCATCAGCCGTCGCACCGATCAGCGAATACACATCGCTGCCGATGGTGACGTTGACCGGATTACCAGCAGAAACCGGCACTGGTTGACCAACGCTATTCCACGTAGCGAGGAAGCCGCGAATATCGTCCACCGCAACGGAAGTCGATGCCGAACCCAGCGTCACACGCACGCGTGTATTACCGCCGAGATAGGTGTTGAATAAGGCTTGCTGCGCCAGGGTATCAACAGAACGGAACGCCTGTTCGCCAAGTGCGTAAGCATTACGCAGGAAGAAATCGGCGATGGCGACACGTTGCGTCACCACGTTCAATTGCATATTGGCCGCATACTGCGCAATTTGCAGGACGTATTGTTCCGCCGCGTAGTTCTGTGGCGTCAAGCCGCTGGTGATGTCGCTGTTTGCAGCTGGCGACATTGCGGTCGTCATTACAGGCAGCAAACCAGTGCGTGTCTTGGTAATGCTTTCACCGATGTTTGCAGTGAATGCTTCACGGTCGGCGATGGCGCGGAAACCCAGCTTGGCGTTCAGCGGCAGCGAAAATTGATGTTCCAGGTAACCAGCTTGAATCGCGCCTTGCAGCGCTGCTGGCAGATTATTAAATGCCATTGTATTTACGTCCTATGATTAAATAAGGAGATCAAGGTTTTTCATCCCCTCGTCGTCTGG